CAGCCGGAAGTAACTACCCAGCCCACCTGCCAGCCGGGTGTGGAGAAAACCGCCTGCAGCAAGTGTGACCATGTTGATGAAAAGGAGCTGGCCCCTGTCCAGCCCCACACCTTTGGTCAATGGGTCGTCCTTCAGGAAGCCACCTGCGGCGCGGAAGGTACCCAGGAGCGCACCTGCACGGTGTGCAGCGCTGTAAAGGAAACCGGCGCGATCCCCGCCACCGGTGAGCATACCCCCGGCGAATGGGTAACGGCAGATGCCACCTGCACTGCAGAGGGCAAGCGCACCAAGTCCTGCACCGTTTGCAGTAAGGAACTGGAAGCAGAAATCCTGCCTATGCTGCCCCACAGCTTCAGCGGTGCTGCCTGCACGGTCTGCGGTACAGCCAATCCCGACTACACAGAGCCCCAGCAATAACATAAAAAAGCGGGCACCGGTTTTCCGGTGCCCGCTTCTTCGCTCGAATATTCTCGACTTTTTTCGCCCCTGAAAACCTTGCCTAATCGCCCCGGCAATGGTATGCTATAGGCACACTTGTAAGGGGGGTATCCGATTGCAAAGGCTACTGATCGCAGACAGTTCTGACATCTTTACAACGGTCGTGGAAGCGAAACTGCGGCGACAATTCCGGATATCCACCTGCGCCGACGGACAAACTGCTCTGGAGCTTCTCCATTCGCTACAGCCGGATATTCTGATCTTGAATCTGATGCTGCCCTATACCGACGGTATCACGCTGCTGCAGCAAACCACCTTCCATCCTAAGGTGATCCTGGCCATCACCATGCACGTGAGCAGCTATGTGGAGCAGGCAGTCACCACCCTGGGTATCGACTACACCATGATCGCCCCTTCTGTGGATGCGGTGGTACTGCGGCTGAAGGATCTTCTGAAGCAGTATACCGCGCCTGCTGCGCATTCCGATATCCATGCCCGTATCATACACCACCTGCGGCTTCTGAATATGCCCACCCATTTGGACGGCTATCAGCAGCTATGTTTGGGTCTGCCTATATTTGTCCAAAATCCCCAGCAGCTGCTGACCAAAGAGCTGTATCCTGCGATCGCGCAGCAATGTAACCGCAAGGACGGCCGGTCCGTGGAGCACTCCATCCGCAAGGCCATCCAGGCGGCCTGGAGTCAGCGGGACAATGCCACCTGGCGCAAATACTTTTCTCTCAATTCCCTGGGGCACATTCCCTGCCCAACCAACAAGGAATTTATCTGCCGTCTGGCACAGGTCCTCACCACAGAATGATAAAAATCCCCGCCGTCACGCAGACGGCGGGGATTGCTTACTTTTTCTCGTGCTGGGTGCCGAAATAGAAGGATACCACCATGGAAATGATGATCATCACATTATCGGCGCTGATGGTGCCCTTCAGCGCCAGCACCGCAAAGACCGCCGTCACCACCAGGGTCACAATGGTCTTGACCTTAATGAGTTTTGCCAGATTATCCGCAAACTTTTTCATCTTCATTCGCCTCTTTCCAGGTCTGCGATTCGGTGATTGATCACCTTGATCTGCTCCTCCACCACCGGGAGCCGCTGGGCAAAGCCGTTGTGGAGCCGGACCTCCCTGGTCAGTTCCTGGATCTTTGTATCCGTCACCGCCTGGGAGATCTTTATGGCGGTCTCGCTTTTCTTAGCCGTTGCCAGACAGGTGATCACCACGCCGATTAAGGAAAGGCCGCCGGTGATCAATGCCACCGCAATCGCTTCGCTCATTTGTAGACCTCCCTTACTGCGTTACCGGAACAATGATGCCTTCAAAGCCGGCTGCTTCCAGCCGCTTGCGCATGGCTTCCGCGTTTTCCTGATCCCGGTAGGCACCTACCTGAACACGGTACAAAGCACCTGTTTCCAAAGGTTCCATCTCCAGCCATTCGGCAGTAGCCTTGGCATAGGCGATGCCCAGTTTCTTCAGTTCTGCATCCTCGTTCCAGTCGGCAATATCCTTCTGATTATCCACAAAAGCGCCCTCGTTCAGCACCGCAGGCATTTGCGTCAGCCGCAGCACTGCAAGATCCGGACGCAGCTTCACACCCCGGCTGTTCTGACCGGCTGCTTTTACATGCTTTTCAAAAGCCTGACCCAAAGGCACTCTTGCGCTGCCGTATACCAGACCCTCCCAGCCGTCACCGCCGCCGGCATTGAAGTGGTTGGAAACAAACAGGTCTGCGCCCCATGTGTTGGCTTCTCCTGCAATCTGTGCCAGATTACCCAAGGTACCGGGATTCATTTTCACCTGGCAATCATAGTTTTCCAGCAAATAATCCCGCTGGTAGGCGGATACCTTCACATTCAGATCCCGCTCTTTTTCATAACCCACCGCACCGGGATCTTTATCCGAGTGGCCGGGATTGATATAGATTTTTTTACTCAATTTCCTTCCTCCTGTAAGATCTCATTGACTTGTTCTTCCCTGAGGATCCCTTTTTTCGCTGCATTTTCCACCTGCAAAGTATTCCAAAGTCCTTGCCGGTGCCATTTTTTGATCTTTTCGTACATTCTTTACACCTCCAGCAGGGTATCTGTCATCATCGCAGTATAGACCAGCTGGGCCTCGATGGTATCCAGCCGGGTCGGTGCGGCGATCTCCTCCGGTTCCTCCGTCACCGTATATTCCCCTTGATAGGCTTCCTGCTTTGCAAGTTCCTCGTTGGCCACGGAATAGTCCATGGTCTTGTTCAGGAAAAAGCGTCGGATATAGGGATGCTCCCGGGTGCCGAGGTTTACCTCTGCAGACAAGAATCGATACTGTATCTTTTTTGCCATTGACAATCCCTCCTACAGCAGCGTGTATTCCACAAGAATGTGGACCGCAGAACCTGCCAGAAAATCATGGGACACAGATACCTCGATACCGCCGCCATGGGTTTCCAGGTCTACGGACATGACTCCGCCGATCACACCGGAGGGAAATACCCGCTGATCCGTCAGGGAACCCCTGGCCCAAAGGACGGTATCCAGAGTTCCGCTTGTGGGAATGTCGATATGCATCGAGCCGGAACCGGGCAGGCCGCCTCCATATATCAGCTGGGTATATACCGGCTTACCGTTCCACCGCTTTGTCATGCGGTATTCCACACCGGTCATCATGGGAGGATTGACCCACTCCCAGGGGTCCCATACACCATCCCACTTATCCCGGTGGATATAGCCGCCTGCAATTTTTCCTTCCAGGTGGACATTACTGTAGTTACCGTCCACGACTGCGTGGAATACATAGTTGCCCACCGTGGGATCACCGTTGGCAGGATCCAGCCACAGGGCATAATACCCATTTTGAGTGATCTCCTCTACTGCGTTTACACGCTTACAGTATACTTCACCCAAGCCATAGCCTGCAGGTGCAAAGGCGGAGACACCCTGGCGCAGAATATCCGCTTCCCCATCCAAAACCACCGGCACATGGAAGCAAAAGGCATCCTTGCCCCAGTCGAATACGGGGGTTGCTTTCACGATCCGCTCTGCAGAATAGGCCGTGGACAGCGCATCCACTGCATAGGTCTGCACCACATAGGCGGTACGGTAGTCCAGGCCCGTGACCTTCGCCTCCGCGGTATAGGTATTGCCGTTTTTGCTAAGGGTCATCTCCTGCCAGGCGCAGTAGGTACCGCCATAGGTCTTATAGCGATAAAACACCTTAAGCGTATTGTTCTTTATGCCAAAAGAACCGCTGAACCAGTTGCCCACGGCTTTCACCGTCAGATTGCCGGCTGTGTCCGGGATGTTGTTCTCCAAACTGCAGGTCAGACGGATATATTCAACAAAGGGGACGGTCACGGTCTTCTGTGCGGTAATGCCGCGGCTATCCGTTGCTGAGAATACAAAACTGCCGCTCTCCACGGCATGGATGGTGCCATCCCCGGTCAGGCTCTTGCCGCCGCAGGCAACTTTCTGCCCTGCCAGGACCGCCTGCTTCACCGCAGACGCGCCAATGGTAACCGCCGCATCGCTGTAGTAACGAATCAGCACATCTCTGCTTCCGGTAAGGGCATAGGTGGTGTCATTACTGTCTGTGACCGTCGGCTGAATCACAGGCTCCGGATCTTTGATGGTCAGTATCCTGCTGACTGTGGAATACCCTATGCTTCCGCCGATGACTGTACGCACATAGAAGAAGATCTCTCTGCTTCTGCCGGCTGTCACTGCGCTGCGCAGGAGATTTCTCTCTGCTTCTGTCAGCGTAAAGGTGTAACCGCTGCCGGTCTTTGGGATGCTTCTGTAAGAAATATCATCGTTACTCCCGTCCAGCGAAATACAGGCATCCAAGGTGCTGACGCTGTTTCCGGCAGGATTGGAATAGGCGATCACGGGATCTTCTTCGTCATGAAAATCCGGTGCTGCAGTCAGCGCAGCATACCGGGGGATCGTATCCAGCGTTGCGGTAGAAGTACCGCTGACATAGGTTCCTTCCATGGTTGTAAGTCCCGGGCCGTTGATCTTTGCGTACAGATAGCAGTTGCCGGCACCCTCCGGGTTATGATTGACAGTTGCCGTAATGGTATGGATCGTCACCCAGGTTCGACTGGGCAGCGCACCGTACCAGCTGATGGTCTGGCTGGTGCTGTCAACCGTGAAGGTGCCCTTGAAGGTACCGGTTGTGGTATTGGCCGCATCTCTTTGCAGCTGCAGCGTTGCCGTTACCGTGGAAGTATTGGCCTCCGTGCCGTTGCTTTGGCTGCTCCAAAGGATCCGGCCGATCAAATAGACACCGCCCGGATTTCTCACAAGTTCTATGCTTCCGCTTGCCATATTAACCTCCGATCCAGAAGCAGCCGGTTCGGTCATAACCGTAGTCCTCAAACCGGCTGCTCGTGCCGACGATCAAATAGGTGGTGGCATGCAGATTTTTCGCATCCACGCCCTTATTATTGGCCGTCAGCACTTCCTGGCTGTTCTGATAGACCACCATACCGTTCTCGGTGATCTGGGTTTTCATTTCGCTGCCGGATTTTTCGATGCTCAGGCCAGCTTCATCCAGGGTAAATCCTGTCTTGGTGACCACCTTCTCCGCACCGCTTTCCATGGCAGCCTGGAGCTGCATCTGCAGGCCCTCCGGTGTCACCTTTGCAGACAGCTCTTTCTGCATACTCTGCACCGTATCGCTGACCGATTGGAGCGTCTGACCGGTGCTGCTGTCCAGTTGGGTCAAGTGCAGCTGCAGGTGATCTGCTTTCAGCTGCACATCCGCCACAGCCTTGCTGAGCGCCTGCATATCCTCCCGGTGTTCACTGGCCCGCAGGTAAGCACCGTCCGCTTGCTTGCGCAGTTCCAGGAGTTTACTGTTCAGCTCCCGGTAATCCTCGTAATTCATGGCATCCGAGCTGTTGCGGGTGTAGCTGCCGGTACATTCCAGGATGTCCAGCTGCCCCGTTTGGGCCTTCGTCATCACATAGGCCGTTATGGTCACACCGTTTCGGTCTGTGATATCCACCGTATGGCCTGCCTGAATATCCATCCCGGCCGGGATCTGCACCTTACAGGGGGTGTAGGTGATGTCTTTGAGCATTTCATAGAGGCTATGGGCCACAGGCAGCAGCGCATCCGTATCTGTAGATGTCAGCAGGTAATTGCCGGTGATAATGTATGTGTTTTTCTCACCCGGTTCATCAGGCCAGACCGTACCCACATCATCCTGGGTCAGACGCAGCTGCACTTTTTCGATCGGTGCTATCCGATAGTTTTCGTAGGACAGGCCTCCCCCAAAATAGCAGCGATCCCCATCCGGTGTGATCTGCACACCGGATGGGGTATACCAGGCAAATTCCAAATTGCCTTCCGAAGTCGCCCGGCAAAATCTGCCGGCGATCTGACCGACCCACTGCATCAGCTTTCGTCCGGTGATTCCCTGACCGGTAAAGGCCTGCACCAGGTACGATTCGTTGGGAAGGGTCTCGTTCACCAGCTGCAGACCGCAGGCATCGCAAACCATTCCGGCAAAGGTCAGCAGCGAATAGGGCCAGCCCTCCAGGCTCCGCAGCCACCCGGTCAGATCCCGATCCAACATACTCACCCGGTCATAGGCTGTAAGATGCAGCACATTGGGACCGGACCGTTTGGGTGTCTGCAGCAAAAACCGGCCAAGAGGATGGGAGTTCCCATCCTCATCGATTTTATAGGCCTGTATCTCATCCCCCTGGTTCAAATGCAGGGCATGCTCGGGATCCAAGATCTGCAGTTCCAGCATATCGGCGCAGACCGATCCCAAAGTCAGTTCATAAGAATCGTTGACACATTGGGTCAAGGCGGCGCTGAGAATCGCAATATCCGCCTCCGCTCCGGAGGAAATGGTTCTGCCATCGGGCAGAAGGATCATGGTTTTCAGCAATTTCCCACCCCCTAGCATTCGATGATGGAGAAGCCGTAGCCGCTCCACAGCCCGGTTCTGGCATTGCGCCAGCTCAGGCTGTACTTGCTGCGGTAGCAGCGGGTCTGCTCTGCCACAGCCGCATCCAGCCGGGAGGGATGAGTGAACAGGAAGGTGCCCTCATTGGGAAAGAGCGTCTCCATATACTGCTTTTCCTCCTCCGTCAGATGGGCATATTCAAATTTCCAGCTGCCCACCTTATAGCGCACCACGATCCGGTGCATGAAGCCGGATTCATCCCGACCTGCATCGGCAGCATCCAAATCTTCATAGTTGACAGCCACCTCCGCATCCGGCGCCAGCATCGGCACTCCGTTGATTTTAAAAAGTTCTGTTTTTGCCCGCATCGGTCAGCCTCCTCTCACCACAGCCATTTTCCGCTGATAGCGGTTTACTGCCTGGCCAATCACTTCGTCGCCGATGTGGATACCCAGCACCGCCTGTAAAATCTCCCGCTGCACCTCTACGCTGGCTTCAAAGCCCCGCAAAATCGCACCGGTCTGATCCTCCATGACCAGGGCAACAGCCTCCTGGATGGTAGAAAGGGGCGCTTCCACATTGGTGCCATGTCGCTGATCGCCCACCATGGCCAGGAAGGGCTTGCCTGCCGGCAGCACCGCACCCTTTGCAAGGTATGGGATCTGGGGAGCAGATACATAGGACATATTGACACCAAAGCGTCTGCCGCCGATGGGGGGCACCCAGGCAGGTACCGTCAAGGACAGCTTGTTGGCAGCCGTGACCACGCTGTTCAGAGCGCTCACCAGTCGGGAGATCATGCCGTTGAGCAGGCTGATCACGCCGTTGACCGCACTTTTCAGAAACAGGCGCATGCCTTCCCATGCCTTTTCCCAACTGCCGGAGAAAGTGCCTGCCAGGAAGATACTAAGCCCGTAAAGCATGTCCAGGATATATCCGATGGCTGTGCCTACGGTCTGAGAGATGCTGCCGAAAACTGTGCTGAAATGGCTGCGCAGGTTGCTGAGTACCGGCCCCACCACAGCCCACAGCTGGGTAGCCATCTGGGAAATATTCTGAAAAATACCCACGATCACGGGATGTTTCTCCTGGAATACCGCTGTCAGCTGTGCAAACCGTTGCCGCCAGTTGTCCAGGGTGATGATCACCGATTCTCCGATAAATGCCACCACCGGTTTCAAGGCTTCCCAAAGGATGCGGATACCCTCCAACAGCGGAGAGATCACGGCTGTCACCAGTTCCATCGCAGCTGCCCAGCCTTCTGTCAAGGCCGGTGCCAGCACCTCCATGACCCAGGCCGCAAAGGGAGTCAGCATCTCATACCAAAGGTAGCTGAGGCTCTCCCCTGCCAGGGCTGCCAGACCGGAAAAAGCTGTGCCCAGGCTCTGCAGGGCCTGTTTGAGAGGATTCAGGTCGATAGCCATCAGCGGTTCCAGCAGAGCCAGCACCTTGTCCACCACCGCCTGCACCTGGGGTGAGATGGGATCCTGCTCGAAGCCGCCCCATAGATCCACGCTGCCTGCGCTTCCGCTGCCGGAACCGGTTCTGCCGCTGAGCCGCTCCAGCTGGTCAAAGCTGGCCAAGCTTCGCCTGACGGCCTTGCCTGCGGATTTTGCCGCGGAGCTGAGCTTCTCTTCCGACCGGGTAGCTTCCTGGGCAGAGCCGGCCAGAGCCCGGTTGCCGGTGATGCCGGCGATGACGCCCCGCAAAAACTGCCCCACCACCCCGGAAAACCGGGTCACCGCCTGAATGGCAGCGTTGAGCATGGGGACAAACACGGAGGCGATGGGGGCAACCGCCTCCGCGATGGCATATTTCATTCTGCCGAAGGAAAGCTGCAGGGTCAGCAGCTGATCAGCCAATTCCTTTCCGAACCGGGTGACCGTTTCCTTGTAGTCTTCATAGCCTTTGACGCTGAATGCTTCCTGCAGCGTTTTCGAGACGGAGGTC